TTTCACCCAATCGCACTAAATGCATTAAGGTTATTAAAAAATAAAAACATAAATTTCAAATACATAATAATCGGTGCATGTGATTCAACAATATCTAAAATAAATGAATTAGGTTTAAATGATGATTGTATTATAGTGGAAACCACAGACAATGATGACTATATTGATAATTTTCATAAAACAATAGACGTTTTTTTACATTACAGAAGTGATGGTGAAACTTTTGGCACAGCAATAGCTCAATCAATGATGTATGGAAACCCTGTTGTTTCACATTATGCGGGATACAACGCACAATCTGAAATAATTGCAGATGGAGGTTACGTTAGTAATAATGAAATTGATTATTGTGATGAGATTATTAAATTAATAAATGATAAAAATTATTATAAATTTAGATCAGAAAAGTCAAAATTAAGATCTATTGATTTTGAAGAAAAAACAATAACTAAAAAAATAGAAACATTATACATAAATTTATATAACAATTTAAAAAAATGACAATAAATGAAGAAATTAAATCAAAACTTATTCTAACTGAGTTTGATGATTTTAAAATCCACACAATACAAAATGACTGTATGGGTAGAGATATTATAAATAAAAAAATATGGGAGCCCCATATAGTTAATTTTTTAAAAACAAATCTAAAAAAAGATTCTGTTTTTTTAGATATTGGTAGTAATTATGGTTGGCATTCTATAATTGCCGCTAAGTTATGTGATAAAGTTTTTAGTTTTGAACCTCAAACACTGATGTATGAAATACAAAAATTAAGCATAGAAGAAAATAAAATAGAAAATTGTATTCTATATAAACAAGCACTTGGTAATGTTGAATCAACTAAAGAAATGTCACCTATAGATTATAATATGAATGGTGTAAATATTGGTGATTTAAGTATTGGGCATGGAGGTGAGGAAGTAAATGTAACAACACTAGATTTAATGAATTTAGAAAAAGTTGACTTGATAAAAATTGATGTCCAAGGGTATGAAAAATTTATTATAGAAGGAGGTATAGAAACAATAAAAAAACACAAACCAATAATGGTTGTTGAATTTGAAGAATTTCAATTAAACAAATTTGGGTATGGGTCGGCAGAACTATTTAAATTAATAAAATCTTTAAATTATGAAGTTTATTTTTTAGATTACACGTATCCATCGGACCATGTTTGTGTACATAAAGATTATATAAACATATTTGAATTAACAAATAATGTAAGTCCTTTGTTAAGTAGTAATGATTTAAACCATAATTTAGAAAATGGTGTAACAAAAAAAATAATTTTTTTATAAAACTAAATAATATTAAAAACTAAAAAATGAAAGATTACTCACAATACCAAGAACAAGAATTCTTAATAAACTATTTTGCCGAAAATAAAAATAAGGTTTTGGTAGATATTGGTGCTGCTGACGGTATAAACAATTCTAATTCAAGATACCTTTTGGAAAACGGTTGGGTTGGGGTTTTAGTTGAACCAAATAAAAAAAATTATGAAAAACTTTGTTCATTATATTTAGAAAATAAAAATATTATCATTGAAAATTGTGGATGCTCTAACGAATCCATAAATGATGCAACATTTTACATAGATAAAAATGACGAATTTGAACAAATATCCACATTTCATGAAGAACAATATTTGTCATGTAAAGAATATTTTGGGTGTGAATTTGTTGAAGATAAAATTAATCTTATAAAAACATCGGATTTGTTTAAAAAACATTCATTAAAAAAAATAGATTTTATTAGTATCGATACTGAAGGTTACGATTCAAAAATTATAAACGGGATTAACTTTGACGATGTTGAAATTGATTTATTTTGTATTGAAAATATTGATCATTCTTCTGAAGAAATTTTATCGAATTTTGGATACTCACTAATACATGTAACCACAGGTAATAAATTTTATAAAAAAAATTAAATTGAAAATTTTAATCATTCAAGAAAAGGGAAGACATGAAAAAAACTGGAGATTCAGGGAATCTCTAAACATACAAAGGTCACTAACTAAATTAGGTTATGAATCTACTGTGTGGGGTTTAGGGTATGACAATTATAAAACTCCTTTTGAAGAATTAGAAAAAAATCATGATGTAATTTTACTATTAGAAAATTACCCTGTAGATAATTGGGTTCCAGATTTATCCAAGTCTAAAAAATTAAAATTATTTTGGTCTATTGATTCGCATGTTGCACTAAATCTTCATTTAAATATTTGTGTAAATAACAAAATAGATATTGTTTTAAATTCGGTTTATGGTCACGAAAAATTCTTCACTAATCAAAAAACATATTTTTTTCCAAACGCATACCCCGATGATTTAATTTACCCCCTTGATATAGAAAAAAAATATGATGTCGGTTTTTGTGGTAATATAAATAATAGAGGTCATTGGTTAAATCAAATTTCCAATAATCATAATTTAAAAATTGATGAATTCGTTATTGGGCAAGATATGGTCAATTCTATCAACAGTTATAAAATACATTTTAATAGAAACATTTCAGATGATTTAAATTATAGAACTTTTGAAACTTTGGGATGTAAAACATTTTTAATTACTAATGAAACTCCTGGTCTCAGTGAACTTTTTGATTTGGGTAAACATTTAGTTACTTACGAATCTCCCGTCGATTTGATGGATAAAATATCTTATTATTTAAATAACCCAATCGAAAGAAATAATATTGCCGAGAGCGGATACAACCATGTAATAAAAAATCATACATTCTATGAACGAATGAAATTCTTTATAGATATTTTAAATAAAACATTATAAAATGAATTATATTACAACGAATCATCAAGGAGGGCTATGTAACGTATTATTCAAATTATCAGCAACTATAAGTTTAGCAATAGATAATAAGGTTGATTACATTTTTTCTAAAGAGTTTATAAGGTGGGGTTACGATCCTGATTATGAAAGATATAAAACCAACATTTTAAGAAATGTTGATTTTATAGATGTTTTGCCAGAAACATACATCACATATAATGAACCTAATTTTTCATACAATGAAATTAACTATACTATTGGAACCAATTTACTATTGTCGGGTTATTACCAAAGCGAAAAATATTTTAAAAATAATAAAGATGTAATTTTAAATTTATTTGAGCCAACAAAAGAAATAATAAATCACATTAAAGAAAAAATACCAAAAATAGAAAATTATATATCTATACATGTTAGAAGAGGTGATTATTTAAATTTACCCAATTTTCATCCACAACAAGATATGAAATATTACACAGACGCTATTGATTTTTTTGGTAGAGACAATCACTTTATTATTTTTAGTGACGATCTTGATTATGTTAAGATGGCTTTTGATTTTTTACCAAAAAAAACTTTTACCAATCTAGGTGAAGATTATTTAGATTTATACGCCATTAGTTTATGTCAACACCACATAATTTCTAATAGTACTTTTGGTTGGTGGGGGTCATATTTAAACACAAAAAAAGATAAAAAAATAATATCGCCACTGAAGTGGTTTGGGCCTAATCTATCTTATCATAACACTAGCGATTTAATACCCGAAGAATGGATAAGAATGTAAACTCAAAAAAGATTTCCATTTGCATACCAACATGGGAGCAACACGGAAAAGGTGCTAGTTTTTTGGAGCAACTTTTTGTTTCAATAGAGTCCCAAACTTATAAAAATTATAACGTTGTTGTTTCAGATCAAAGTTTAAATGATGAAATTAAAAACTTATGTGAAACCTTTTCTAATAAATTTGATATAATTTATGTAAAAAATAAAAAAGATTTAGGTAACGGACCGGCAAATACAAATAACTGCATAAAAAATGCCGACGGTGAAATTATTAAAATAATGTTTCAAGATGATTTTTTTTATGACCAAAAAGCGTTAGAAATTATAAATCACAATTTTGTTATAAATGATTGTATTTGGTTGGTAAATGGGTGTAATCATACTAAAGACTCAGGAAAAACATACTTTCAGCAAATGATACCAAAATGGAATGAAAACATTTTAATTGGGGTTAATACAATTAGTTCACCATCAGTTTTAAGTTTTAAAAAAGAAGTTGATTTATTTTTTGATGAAAACCTTGTGATGTTAATGGATTGTGAGTATTACTATTCCCTTTATAAAAAATTTGGTTTACCTTTATTTTTAGAAGACTGTTTAATAACAGGAAGATTTCATGAACATCAAATAAGCACATTATATGATCACAATAATCTTCCAAAAGAAATTAACTACGTAAAAAATAAACATAAAGTATGATAAATTTAGAAAATGGTGGAGAAAGAATGGACATAAACTTTCATAGTATGAACTACGAAAGTTTTGATATGTATCAAAAATCTCACTTTAAAAGATACGAATTTGTTAAAAAAATTATTAATAAACAAGATATAGTTGCAGACTTAGCTTGTGGTAGTGGTTATGGAACTATGATGATGTCCGAACTGTGTGATAAAATTTTAGGTGTGGACATATGTGAAAACACTATAAATGAAATAACAAATAGATATTCATCATATAAAAATGTTATTTTTGAACAAAAAGATTTGTTAGATTTGAAAATAAACAAAGAATTTGATAAAATTATTTCATTTGAGACTATTGAGCATTTTGTGGAGTCGGACATTACAAAAATATTTGAAATTTTCAATAAGAGTCTAAAGGACTCAGGGAGGTTAATATTTTCAACACCATACGACCAAGAGCAAAGTGTAAACTCAATGAAATTTCACAAAACTTTTTACATCAAAGAAGAAAAAATTATAAATCTAATGAAACCTTATTTTGAGGTGGAGAACTTTTATTACCAAAATTATGAAACTCATGAAATATCAGAAGATATATCTCCAAAACATTTTATGATTTGTGTTGCTAAAAAAATTGAAGATGGAAAAAATTAATTCAAAATTACACCCTAATAAATTACTTCACGTTATTTATCGAAAATCAGATTTTACAAATGGAAGAAATGATATTGTTGATCAGTCTCATTTTTTACAGTGTGCATCACTCAAAATGGATAAGGGTAAAACATTTAGACCTCATAAACATATATGGAAAAAAAGAAGTACAGATGTGATTGCACAGGAAAGTTGGGTGTGTATAAAAGGATCGGTAAAATGTTTTTTTTATGATTTAGATGATAAAATATTAGAAACCCATATTATAAAAGAAGGCGATTGTTCTTTTACTTTTGAGGGGGGTCACAACTATGAAATACTAGAAGATGAAACATTAGTATATGAATTTAAAACAGGCCCTTATGAGGGGCAAGAGTTTGATAAAGTTTTTTTGAATGAATGATGTTTTTATACATAAAGACGTTGAGTTTAAGGTCGATCCGATTTTAGGGGATCATATAGCAGTAGATAAAGGTGTTTACTGCACAACTCAAATAAAAATTGGTAGTTATACCCACATTTCACCATACGTAACAATAATAGGAGGTAAAAATTCTATTTTTGAATGTAAAGGATTTAATAACATAATGGCTGGCGCCAGAATTATTTGTGGTTCTGACAGATTTGATGACACCGGGTTATTCGGGGCGATGATACCAAAAGAACTTAAAGGAACGCAAATAATTAAGCCGGTAATAATGGAAGAGTTTTCTAATATAGGTACAAATTCTATTGTCTTACCGGGGTCTACACTTCGTAGAGGTGTTCTTCTTGCCGCGGGTAGTTTATTGGTTGGGGACACGGAAGAGTGGGGAGTTTATAAAGGGAATCCTGCAAAATTAGTAAAGAAAATAAACCCAAATAAAATTTTATATAATGCAAAAATTTTAGGTTATGAGTTTTGAAGTTGTTTTAGAATTTGAAAAAAAAATATCTGAGTTTTTTGGTTCTCCATTTGCGGTTGCAGTGGATAGTTGTACTCATGGTATTGAGTTGTGTTTAAGACATACTAATGAAAAAAAAATTAATGTCCCTAAAAGGACATACCTATCAGTTCCATTTTTGGCTGAAAAGTTAGGAATAGAAAGGAGTTGGAGAGATGAAGAGTGGGAAGATTATTACACTTTAAACTATGGGAATAAAAGAATAATCGATGCTGCAGTACTTTGGAGGAAGGGTAGTTACATTCCTAACACTTTTATGTGTTTAAGTTTTCAATATCAAAAACACCTTTCGATTGGTCGCGGTGGTATGATTTTACTTGACAATGAAAACGATTATGTTAAATTGAAGAAGATGTCATATGATGGTAGAGTACCTAACATTCCTTGGAGAGATCAAAATATTGATACTATTGGTTATCATTATTATATGACTCCAGAAGTTGCACAACTTGGTTTAAATAAATTACAATCAGCCATTAATCAGACACCAAAAAAATGGGTGGTTACAGATTGGCCTGATTTAACTAAAATGAAAATTTTTAAAAAATATGAATAAAAAAGCGTTTATTACAGGAATTGGTGGTCAGGATGGGTCTTATTTGGCTGAATATTTACTAGAACTAGGTTATGAGGTACACGGTATTATTAGAAGAAATTCAGTTGCAGAAAACCAACAAAGTAGAATTGAAGGTATAAGAGATAAAATATTTGTTTACTATGGTGACTTATTAGATCAGGGTAGCTTAGAAAGATTATTAAGTGACATACAACCAGATGAGATATATAATTTAGCCGCCCAGTCACACGTAAGAGTTAGTTATGACATTCCTCAATTTACCGTACAAACAAATTCTATAGGGGTACTAAACATACTAGAAGCATATAGAAGAAGTTGTCCAAAATCTAAGTTTTACCAAGCCAGTTCTTCCGAAATGTTTGGTAGTTCTGTTGATGGAGATGGGTTCCAAAGAGAGACTACAGTTATGACTCCGGTATCTCCATATGGGTGTTCAAAAGTTTTTGGTTACAATATTGTTAGAAACTACAGAAATGCATATAAACTTCACGCATGTAACGGAATTCTTTTTAATCATGAGTCACCTCGTAGGGGTTCAAATTTTGTTACAAACAAAGTTGTTAAAACCGCAGTAGAAATTAAATTAGGATTAAAAAATAAATTAGAATTGGGTAACTTAGATTCATATAGAGATTGGGGTCACTCTAAAGACTATGTAAAGGCTATGCATTTAATTATAAATCATGACGAACCAGATGATTTTGTAGTTTCGACTATGGTAACTCACTCTGTTAGAGAAATGGTGCAATATGTTTTTAATAAGTTAAATTTAGATTTTAATAAATTTGTCGTACAGAATAACAAATTTATAAGACCAGAAGAACTTGACTATTTAAAAGGAGATTCAACCAAAATAAGAGAAAAATTAGGTTGGAAACCTGAATACACGTTTGAAACAATGCTTGACGAAATGATTGACTATTGGTTTGATTATTATAAAAAATAATAAAATATGAATAAAATATTAGTAACAGGTGGTTATGGTTTGGTTGGTTCGGAATTTAAAAATGAAAAATATTACAGATTATCATCAAAAGAAACTGATCTTAGAAATCCTATTGACGTTGACAAATTATTAAAAGAAAATTTTTTTGAAGGTTTAATTCATTGTGCAGGAAAAGTTGGTGGTGTTGCGGCAAACATGAAATATAAAGGAGAATACTTTTACGATAATGTAATGATTAACACCAACATTATTGAGTCGGCCAGAAAACACAAGATAAAAAAACTCGTATCATTTTTATCAACATGTGTATTTCCCGATAATATTGACTACCCATTAACAGAATCAAAAATACACTTAGGTCCCCCCCATTACACAAATGACGCATACGCATATGCTAAAAGAATGGTCGATATACAATTAAGATCTTACAAAGAACAGTATGGTTTAAGTTATAAGTCGGTTATCCCTACAAACATTTACGGACCTAATGACAATTACAA